TGTATGTCACCTTTGATGTTTGCCCTATTCTATGCGCTCGGTCTTCTGATTGTAATCGTACTTCTAATGAGTAATCGTTAGAGTAATACACAACAGTGTGACTAGAAGTAAGAGTAAGACCATAGCCTCCTGTCTTGGGGTTTCCCACAAAAAAACGTAAACTGTCTCCAGGATCCATAAAGCGGTCAACAATAGACTGACGTATGCTATCTTTGGTATCGCCGTAATAAGTTGCCACAGTTTCTTTACCATATTTCTCTCCTAATGTTCTTTCTATTTCTTGTATATCGTAGCGATATACAGCCCAGATGATTACTTTACCACCTGTTTCTTCTAAAACTTCTAATAATTCTTTTATGCGATTACTTTTGATTGGTTTGACTTCTCCGTCATCGGTCTTAACATGACCACACGTTATCTGATGCAAGCGTATCATTTGTGTCAAAACAGAGGCAGCTGTCATCACATTTTCCTCAAAGAATGTTATTGCCGCTTTTTTCATCTCTGTGTAAGCTTTTAATTGTTCTGGGGTCAATGATACAGACCGCTTCGTATAAACCTTCTCAGGTAGGTCTAAACAGTCACTTTTTAGGACACGAGTTGAAAAATGTTGTATTTTTTCCTGTAATTCGTCTAATCGCTGGTATTTGACAATGTGTTGAAAAGAATGCGTACCGACACTACGCTGAACGATCACGGCGTACCGTGCACGAAAACTGTAATACGATTGTTGCTCCAACAACCACGGATCAAGGAACTGCACTTGTGAAAACAAATCAAGTGGTGACTTAGTAACAGGAGAACCAGTCATAATACGTCTGTATTTTGCTAGCTCTGCTAACTTTAATATGTTCTTTGTTCGTGCAGCAGAATGATTTTTAATGGTTGTAGACTCATCCACACACATCAAAGCATTATTTCTAGTAAGAAAACTTTTCGCGAAGTCACGACCACGAACCGTGGACAACGCCTCAACGTTCATAATGAGAACGGTTAAGTCATCAACGCTCACGGACAACTGACCAAGCTCTTCTTTTTCTTTTTTCTTAGGTGATGCTGACCACACACCAACACGATAATTTATATGATCTGCAAGATGTATGCCTAATTCGTTACGCCAGTTACGTTTTATACCATTCGGTACAACTATCAAAGCAGCATTTATTTTGCCTTTATCATACAAAATAGCAATATTATCTATGCATACTTTTGTTTTACCCGTACCCATTTCCATGAATAAGGCCCAAACTTCTTTATTCCAACTTTGTTTTAATGCGTCTAATTGATGTTGAAACGGCTTCGTTTTAAATCTATAATCCATAATAACTTTCTAAAATTGCAATATAATAGTTGTAAAAAGAAAATACAAGTGTAAAGGAGAACTTAGAAAGTATGAGTGAATTTAATAAAGCAAAAGAACCAGGTAAGCCAACTGTATTTTTAGTACAAGAAAACCCTTACATAAATGTATTAGGAGCGGCTGATTATGGCGATATTGTTGTTTTATTTGAAAGCGGCAGACAAATTATGTTTAGCCCACAACCTGCTATACGTACTTTAAAAAGAAAATTAAAAGATTTTGACGATAATGATTATCTTTTAATGATGGGTGATCCTGCTGCCATGGGTATTTGTTGTTGTATTGCCGCTGAAATGAACAGAGGTAAATTTAACATTTTAAAATGGGATAAAAAACAACAACGTTATTATCCTGTGGCTATAAACTTGAATGAGAAAGGCGAAATAGATGAGCAAGATAAACTTTGAAGAAGATGTTGCTAATATAGATCAAACAGGTCTTGAATCAGTAGCAGAATTATTACGTAAACAATTGCAGATGGAATCTGAGATTGAAGATACAGAAGCACATTTAAAAGATTTAAAAGAAAAACATAGAAAATTATCTGGTGAGGTTATACCAGGTAAAATGCAAGAATTAGGAATGACATCAACCACCATGAACGATGGATCAAAAGTAGATGTGGTAGAGGATATTTACGTTTCAATACCAAGAGATGCTGAGAAATCAAAAGCATGTTATGATTGGTTGGAAGATAACGGGCTTGGAGATATAATTAAAAACCAAGTAGGTATAAGTTTCGGTAAGGGTGAGGGTAATATGGCAACACATTTGCAAGAAACCATCAAAGAGATGGGCCTCATACCTGAAGTAAAAGTTTCAGTGCATCCTTCGACACTGAAAGCCACTATTAAAAAATGGCATCAAGAAGGAAGATCTGTTCCAGACAACACTTTTAGTTTGTTTATCGGACAGAAGACTAAAATAACCAAGAAAAAATAAGGAGTAAATATGGCAAACGCTGTAAAGACTAAAGAAGCAGGAAACGTTGTTGCATTTGATCCTACTATCTTTGAGGCTGACGCTAATCAAGGATTAGGACAATTAGGCATGGATGATCTTGCAATTCCTTTTCTTCGTATTCTGAGTGATACATCACCACAGATTAAGAAGAGAGATCCTCAATACATTGAGGGAGCGGAAAGTGGGATGATCTACAATACGCTTACAAAAGAAATATTTGATGGTGATAAGGGAGTGCAGGTAATACCTTGTTCATATCAACGTCAATATATTGAGTGGCAAGATAGAGGCAAGGGCACTGGTGCTCCTGTCAATATTTATGCAGGGGACAGTGACATACTGTCAAAAACTCAACGAGATGATCAACGTAAAGATAGATTATCAAATGGTAATTATATTGAAGATACGGCAAATCATTTTTGTTTAATTAGAAGTGAAAATGGAGTTTGGTCACAAGCTCTTGTGGCAATGAAAAGCACACAAAGAAAAAAATCAAAAAGATGGAATTCTTTAATGCTTGGGCTCAAATTAAAAGGTGCAAAGGGGTTGTTTACACCACCTTCGTACTCTCACATTTATTCATTAAAAACGATTGCAGAATCGAACGACTTGGGTGAATGGTTTGGTTGGGACATTTCTAGAATTGGACCAATTGAAAATGCTGACTTATACGCACAAGCAAAAGCTTTCTCCGCGTCTGTAGATGCTGGTGAGGTAAAAGTTAAGCATGAAGACGAAAGTGTTGACAACGGAGAAAGAACTCCGTACTAATACACTTGAATCCCAAGAGGGAGCGATTTTTCCTCCAAAAGTAAAGGCTGCTCCCTCTATTACGAATAAAGAAAGATGATTATGGATGCAAAAGAAAAATTTAAATATGTATTTCGAGGATTAAATAGAGCCTTTGGTCAAACTAGAACTGGCGATAAAACAAACGAAAAAAATAAAAAATCATCTTCCTCTTTTGTAATTAAAAGAGAAATAACAGACAACGATTGGAAAGAACATCTTGATGGTGGCATCAATTCAATAGGTATAATTCCTATAAACGAGGATAATTTATGCGCTTGGGGTGCAATAGATATAGATTCTTACGACGGTTTTGATCATAAAAATTTAATTAAGAAATTGTTTGAATCAAAATTACCGTTGGTTGTATGTAGGTCAAAAAGTGGGGGCGCTCATATATTTCTTTTTGTAAAAGATGAAGTGCCTGCAAAAGAAATGCATATGAAATTAAAAGATATATCAATTTTGATTGAACATCCAAAGGCAGAAATTTTTCCAAAACAATTTGAGTTAAACGAAAATGGCGTGGGTAATTTTTTAAATTTGCCATATAACGATCCAAACTTTCCAACAAGATATGCATTTAATGATAAAGGTGAGAGACTTTCTCTCGATCAGTTTTTAGAATACTATGATGAAAAAGTCGTTGATAATCTCGACAAGGTAGTCATACCAGAAACGCATACAGATGAGACATTCAAGATAGATTTTCAACATGGTCCTCCGTGTTTATTAAAATTATGCACAAGCAAATTAGGACCAGGACAAAGAAACGAAGGATTGTTTCAAATAGGAATATATTTGCGTCAACGTTTTCCTGAAGATTTGGAGGCTAAGTTATTGGAATATAACGCTAAATACTGTGAACCTCAATTAAATATAAAAGAATTTCAAACCATATTGAAACAAGTACAAAACGAAAAAAAATATTTTTTTAAATGTAATTTACCTTTGTTCGCTAATGTTTGTAACAAAACAAAATGTAAACAAAAAAAGTTTGGTGTAGGAAATAGTGCGGGAGATGAAATACATAGTTTAACAAAATACGAATGTAAGAATCCTTTTTACGAAGTCACTGTCAACGGTAAACTTATTGAGATACCTAATGAAGTCATGAAACCAAACGGATGGGATACTTTCTCTCACGTCGCAACTTTGCAATGTAATCGAGAACCTCATCCAAAAAACAAATTAGAATGGCATGAAACAAAAAATGAATTACTGCAAGATATGGAAGAAAAAGGGAGAATAGTTTTCTTAGGTTCAGAGAATACAAAAGAGGGAGAACTTCTCCAGCATTTACAAACATTTATTGATAACACAAGAGGTGCTAAATCTAAAAGAGACATTCGTCTTGGTCAGACATACACTGATAATAATTTCTTTATATTTAAAACAGCTTATCTTTACGAATATTTTAATAGAAAAAAATACAATATAGACAAGGGCCTAGCATCAAAAATATTAATAAAAGAATTTAATTGTGAAACCTCGTTAGAAAATACATCTGGAAAAGGTGAAGGAGAAGAAAATAAATCTACACGATGTCTAAAAGTTCCTATTGATATAATGGAAAAAGAATACGAAATTCAAGATCCTGATATTAAAAAGAAAGAAAGAGTGTACTGATGCATAGAAAAATAGTTATTGGTCCTCCTGGAACAGGCAAGACAACATTTTTAAAAAAGAAAGTTCAAGAATTCTTAGATCGCGGCACACCGCCCACGGAAATAGCATATCTTAGCTTTACTGTTAAGGCAGCTGAAGAAATACGTGATAGAATTATGGGTATTGATACGAGCTCTGGAGAAAAGGTTGGTGACAATGTTAAAAAAATGTTTCCATTCTTTTGCACACTTCATTCAATAGCGTACAAACAATTAAGATTACGTCAGGATGATATTATGGATCAAGATGATTATGCTCAGTTATCAAGAGACACGGGTAGAAAATTTGTAAACAAAATGAAAAAAGGAAATGGTGTTGATATAGCAATGCCTACACCTGGTAGTGAATATCAAGATATAATTAATTTAGCTAATTCTAAATATCCTGATGATGAGGATAGAATATCTAAAATATTAAAATACAGAAAAGTTTCTTACGAAGGCGCAAGAGACATGATACGTCAAATGGATAAAGACTTAATAGAATATAAAAAAGAACACAGAAAACTAGAGTATCACGATTATTTTATTAATTTTTTAAAACAAGGAGAAGTTCCTTCTATTCAATATTTACTCATTGATGAAGCTCAAGACTTGTCTTTACATCAATGGCAAGTGGTTGATAAAATACAAAAAGAATCTGGTGCAAAAGAAACATATGTTGCTGGTGATGATGACCAAGCTATATTTCGTTGGGCAGGTGCTGACATAGAAAATTTTATTGAAATGGCAAATCAAACGTCTGGTAATGAAATAATACAGTTACAACAGTCTTATCGTATACCTTTAAGGGTGCACAAAATTGCCACAAATTTAGCACATAATATTTCACGAAGAGTTCAAAAAGAATATTTACCAAGACAAGAAGATGGTAAAGTAGAAGTTTTAGTTACCAGACCTTTAGGCGAATATCTCAAAGAAGGTGAGTGGTTAATTTTATGTAGAACACACTCCGTTGTACAAGAGGTAATGGACAGTTTAATTCAACTTGGACAAGTATTTAAAGTGTATGGAAAAAATTTTATTCAATATGATTATATAAAAGCAATAAAATGCTGGACAGCTTTATGTAGAGGAGAAGAAGTCATTGGTGCAGATGTTATTATTTTATATAAAAACATGGACAGCACTAGAATAAATAGAGGACACGGTGAGTTTAAGGGAGATGCTGATGAAATGTTTGATATGGAAAAACTATGTCAACACTTTGGTTTAAAAAGACATATAACTTTAGAATTGATAGATGATCTAGGAGATAAGCAAACTATACATAAAGACGTTAAAGAAATTTTATGGTATGTTATGTTGAATGGTAAAAACATTAGAAAGCAAGAGGCTTATTTGAGAAATATTTTAGAATCTGGTTTTAAATTAGATGCTAAACCAAGAATAGAGGTATCTACAATTCATGCATCAAAAGGTGGAGAAAGAGAAAAAGTAATGTTAATCGCAGACATGAGTCTTGGCCCACACAAAGCGATGATGCAGAGTCAAGAAGGAAGAGATGATGAGGCAAGAGTTTTTTATGTTGCAGCAACTAGAGCAAAACAAGAGTTGCACATTGTCAGACAAACAACAAAACAATATGAATATGAACCTATATTCATGGCAGCAAGAGATAGTGAAGAATAAAAAACACAAAGATTGGGTAGATGAGCTTGATAAAGCTGCTGCTAAACATCTTGTAAAACTAGGTGCAGAAAAAAATTGGAAAGATGTCTACCGTAGAATGAAAAACAGAAGGAGGCGACGTGAAAGAACAACCTAACTGGTTTCCTAAAGTACACCGCATGCCAAGTGAATGGCTTATGCCTGATCACTTTCCAGATTTATCACGATATGATGAAATAGCTATTGACTTAGAAACACGAGATCCTGGTATTAAAGATACAGGTCCAGGATATATTCGTAAGCATGGTGAAGTTGTAGGTATTGCTGTTGCTGTTGAAGGGTGGTGTGGTTATTATCCCATTGCTCACGAAACACCGCCCAACATGGACAAAGAAATTGTTACTGATTGGATAAGAAAACAATGCTCTTACCCCGATAAAAACTATATATTTCATAACGCTTTTTATGATGTTGGTTGGTTAAAAGCGATGGGTGTTGACATCAAAGGTAAAATAATTGATACTCTTATTGCGGCACCTTTAGTAGATGAAAATAGGTTTCGTTTCGATCTAAACTCATTAGGAAAAGATTATCTACAAGAATCGAAATCGGAAACCCAACTCTACGAAGCTGCCAAAATGTGGGGTCTAGATCCGAAAGGAGAGCTATGGAAGCTTCCAGCCTCACATGTAGGAGAGTATGCAGAGCAAGATGCTGCTGTGACGTTAAAGTTATGGCATCACTTACGTGGTGAAATACAAAAACAAAATTTAATTAATATTTTTGAATTGGAAACTGATTTGTTTCCTGTTTTATTTAAGATGAAACAAAAAGGTGTTCGTGTTGATTTAGAAAAGGCGGATAAAATAAAAAATGATTTATGGAATCAAGAAAAAAAACTTAGAAAAGAAATACAAAAACTTAGTGGACACTTTGTTGAAGTATGGTCTGCGGCCTCTGTGGCAAAAGCCTTTGATGCGCTTAACATTGATTACGACCGAACGCCCACGGGTCAACCTAAGTTTGATAAGAACTTTTTATCATCGCATAAAAGCCCTCTTGCTAAAATGGTTGTCAACGAAAGAGAAATTAATAAAGCGAGAACAACGTTTATTGAGAGTATCACCAAGCATTCGTACCGAGGGAGGATTCATGCTGAGATACACCAAATGCGATCCGACCAAGGAGGAACGGTAACAGGTAGATTTAGTTACAGTAATCCTAATTTACAGCAAATACCTGCACGAAACGCGATTCTAGGCCCACTGATCAGATCTATATTTATACCTGAGAAGGACCATGAATGGGGTATCTTTGATTATTCGCAACAAGAACCGCGGCTCGTGGTACATTATGCGTACATGAACAATTTTAAAAGTGCTGATACGTTTCTTGAAGCGTATAAACAAGATGACACGACAGACTTTCATACAATGGTGTCAGAGATGGCAGGCATAGATCGTAAGATAGCAAAGACAATTAATTTAGGTTTATTCTACGGCATGGGTAAAGGTAAATTGATGTCACAGCTTGGTGTAAATGAGGATGATGCCACAGAAATATTACAAAACTATCATCAACGCGTGCCTTTTGTTAAAAAACTAACGTATGATGTAATGCGCACGGCTGAAGAAAACGAATTTATAACCACTATAAGTGGTAGGCGTTGTCGATTTGATCAATGGGAGTCTGCTACACAGTGGGGATCTAAAGCTTTTCGTGATAAAGAAGACGCCATTAAAGAATATGGAAAGAATAATATTAAACCTGCTTGGACATACAAAGCGTTAAATAGGTTAATACAAGGCTCTGCTGCTGATCAAATAAAAACAGCTATGGTAGCTTTATACAAAGAAGGATTGTTGGCGCATATACAAGTTCATGATGAATTAGATTTTTCTGTTGCAAGTGAAGAGGATAAAGCTAAGATTAAAGAGATTATGGAAAACTGTGTAGAGAAACTTAAAGTCCCTAGCAAAGTCGACGTTGAGTGCGGTGACAGTTGGGGAGATGCAGGTGATTAAGCTATTTGTATTAGTTATAAGTCTATGGGGTTATAACGGTACGACTTGGGTGTATACAGGCAATCAGATGGTGTTAAAAGAACCAATGCCCAAGGAACAATGTGAAGAAATCGCGGCTAACTGGCAAAAATTTGAGATGAATAGATACTTTCGTTTTTCCATAGAATGTATTGAAGATATTAGAAGAAAGACTTGACACTCCCATTATATTAGATTAAAGATACAATTAAATGAGAATGGTGCAACATTCTCTGAGTATGGCTGAACAACAGTCTCCAGGTTGTAAGGCACGGCTCTCACAAGGTATGGTCGAATGACTGAGGGTGTGAGGGTTGGTTCTGAAGTACTTGTTAACATAGGAAATGTTGACTGGACGGGAAAAGGTTGGGGGTAGTCAAAGAATCCCCCTACTCACACTAATGAAGGAGAAAGTATGAAACTTAAAAAAGACTACGAAGATACTTTTAAAGAAGGTTTTCGTTTAGGTGCGCGTTTAACACGAGCAAAAGCTTGTTTAGAGAATGCACGCAACGCAAAGCTATTGAAAGATGAGCAGATGTTTAAACTTCAAATGGAGTTTGCATCATCATGGACGGACCTTGCTAGAAATGCAGGTAGAAAGTTTACACCGTCCGTGGCTCACGAACCAGAGCAATCGGCATTTGATTTTGGCGACATCGAATACCAGGAACATTTATCTAAGTTGCCATTTAAGGAGACAGGATGAACATCAAAAAATTTAAAAGTGTGGCAGTAGCCATTGACACTTACAAATTATTGAAGAAGATAGCTGCCGCCGACGATAGGTCGGCTGGTATGCAAATAACCTATTTAGTAAAACAAGAAGCAAAGAAAAGAAAGCTTGCTGCATGACCATCATGCCAAAGTTTAAATCATATCGTAAATTTAAACCTGATTGGAAGTATGAAAAAGAAAGATGTGGTGAATGTAGTAAAGAGTACACAAAAGATAATATGATGTGTACGCAAGAACGTAAAAATCTTTACCTTTGGTATTGTATTCGATGTTACAATTTCTTGCCAAAATCATAAGCATTCTGTGCTTATGTGGGACGATACTGGCGGGTATATATATTTTGGTATATTATTCGCCGTATCAAACGTTTATGCGTGATTGCATTAACAATGAAATGGGTGACTTTGGTACAGAGTACTGCACCTGGAAATATGACAAAGTGATGCTTTGTAGAAAGGAGAGTGTATGTTTCACTTATGGCATCTTACCGCCATCATAGGCGTATTTGTATTAGGATTTTTTGCAGGCAGGTGGTCCATGCGGATTTATCTCAGTGCAAAACTTGAAGAATTAGAAAATAAAGTGGCAGCGGAACAATTGGCAAAAGAAAAGGAGGGTATGGAATGGGCCGCAAGACGTCACTAAAAGATAGATTACTTCGTGAGTATGTGAAGGTGTCGAAGACCGCGCCCCGCGAACCACGGAACTGGAGAGAAGTTGCTGCTCGCATGAGGTGGGAGCGACTTAGAAAAATATTATGGAGGCGATATGATTATATGCAATCATTGTAAAGGTAATGGGTATATCAGATTATCATTTGAAGCAGAGACATCCGTTGACCAGTGTAAGGTTTGTAACTCACAAGGGCACCTCGATGAAAGTAAGCACTACCACCAAGCGTGGAGTGGCGGGACATCGAATGAACTCGACAACTTTTATTGGGGACCACCATTGGACCCCGAATCGTTTAAAAACTACAAGATTTATAGCAGCTAACCCTGTTGTAGACGTTAAAAAAGGGGATGAACCACCCTTTTAGTTGCGCACTAGCATCTTTTCCATTATAGTTTGGGACAGAAAATTCACGTTTTCAACTCCCGAAGCCCCTGCACCAGTTACGCTGGGTGGGGGCTACAATGAAAGGTGTTTATGAGTGACCAGGAGATACTAAAGCAACGAGATTTACTTGACGCGATCCTCGCATCACGGACCAATCAATACGAGAGAATAAAATCCATGGAGGTCATGGATTCAATATATTTTAGAGAAAATTTACCCGAGAATGTGGTTTTATTTCCGTTACAAAGGATAAAGCGGTATGTACACAAAACTACCAGAAAGCCCAGTAAGAAAAGTCTATAAATGTAGACACTGTGGAGATGTCTCCATTAAATTTTATAATCCAAAGCACGATAGAGTATACACTGCTGAAGAGTGGGAAGTCATCATGACAGATGGTCGTGAGGCACTGGATAAAGCATTAAGATTGGTACGAGACGATCCGAAGATGTTTTCATAGAAGATTTTAGAAATATTTTTTACTTTTTATTTTTTTTTAAACTATGTTATTTATGTTATTTTGTTATTTACTAGGTTTTACAAGGCTTTTAAGTGAAATAAAATGTTATTTCAATGTTATTAGATGTTATTTAAATACAAAAATAACTGAAGAATGTTAATTTTTGTTGCAATTGATTGAAATATTTGAAATATCTCTTATAGAAACATCTTTTTTGGATGCATTATGGAAGAAAATAACGAAGTATATATACCACAACCCCTGTCTGACGCATTGTTTGATTTAACTCCTAAACAAAGGAAGTTTGTATTGTTATTGGTGCACTCAGAGGGTTTGAAGTCTGCATCGCAGTGTGCTGCTGAAGCTGGGTATAGTAAAAAGAGTTGTCGGGAGCTTGCATCCAGGTTACAGAACCCTGAGCTGAATCCAAAGGTTGTAAAGGCAATTGAATCAGAGGTAAGAGCTAGCACGGAAAGATACAGATGTAGTCAAGAAAGATCTTTAGCTACATTGGCTAGAATTAGAGATCAGGCGTCTGCTGCTGGTAATTATAATGCTGCCGTAGCTGCAGAAACCAGGCGTGGTCAGATAGCTGGTTTGTATGTGGACAAGAAAGAAATTCTTACAGGTACAATCGACTCGATGTCAAGAGATGAGGTAGAGAAGAAACTGCAAGACTTGAAAGAGCAGTACAGTATTGAAACTACGTTTGAGGAAGTTAAAGAGTTAGAAAATAAATCTTGACTATAAAATAGAATGGGATTATATAGGTTTTAGTAGCTCTCCCAACATAAGAAACAGAACGGAGGGAATAGACAATAGGGTGCCCCTCGCTACTAGAAAAGGAGAAAGTATGGAAACTCAATACATAGTTGATTTTGGTTCTATTAGTATAACTAAGGAAACAAAAGATAAATTAGAAAATGATAAAGAATATTTAAAACAATGGATTAAAGATAATGCATATATAGATCAAATAATGGAGGAAGAATGTTAGTAATAGTTAGACCAGACTTGTATGAGTATCATGCATTACCTATGACGGACGATTTGTTCTGGCGTAGAGTAGAGAACTTGAGGCGTGCAGCGCTGACTGCTGAGGACTTTGAGTTTAGATTGTTGTATTACAATCAAATGATAGAACTAATGAAGAAATCACCATGAAGCATAAATTTACTTACCGAGATACTTTTCAAGTGCCTAAACAAAAATTGTCTTGGAACTTCTCACCCTCTTGGTGGGAAGGTCTTGGTGTTATACTTTTTTATTTTGGTCAGAAGATGTTGTTTTGGGGACTAGCTATTTATATCTTTATTTTAATTTTTAAGTGAAACCCGAAAGTAAGTTTTGGAACTCCATCAAGGCAAACATGCCTGGTGTTTTCTTTACAAGACTGGAGAGTTGGGCATCACCTGGTGTCCCAGACGTTTATGGTTGTAAAGATGGAATAATGTTCTGGTTGGAACTTAAAACATCAACAAAAGTCAATAAAGCAAAGTTAAGTGCCTTTCAAAAATCGTGGCATTTTAGCCATAGTTTACAGGGCGGGAGAAGTTTTATTATGCATCAGATCCTCGAAGAGAGATTGATCTGCCTATTTCCTTCTTCCATTGTTGTCTCCATTGCTGCATTGTCCCCCCAACACGCTAGTAAGACATGGGATCTCCCAGCGTCCCCTGCTTCCTGGACGGAGATGCTCGACTACATTCTCCATTCTCCATTGCAGAAACCCGCCATTCCAGAGGCATAGTAATAGTTGTCCCAGCTTCACCTGCAGCCAGGAACATCAGTTTGCATCTCCATTCTCCATCGGCGAATCATGTGGCATGGTTAGTTATAATAGTGTCTGGACCCAGAAGCTCACCAGGCGAAGGTAACTCCCCGTGGAAGAATAATTAGTATTTACCTCTTGACTATCGAAAGAAGTGGGACTATATACATACAAGTAGTTCAATCGGATTCCGTACCTGACAGGGCTGGCGAGTATAAACACCAGATAACGACTACATTAACAAAGGAGAAAGTATGGGATTAGACCAAAGTATGTTAAGTACCTCAGGTGAGAAAGATTACTATTGGAGAAAGCACGCAAGGTTGCAAGTATTCATGGCTCGCAAATGGGAAGAGAAGAATGGTAATCAAGATAATGAATCTGCATTAGGTCATCTCGGATTTAATTCAGGTGATACGCCATTAGTCTTAGATAAGGAGATGCTGGACGAGTGGGAAAATGAGATAGAAGCACAATACTATCACTCATTTGCATCAGACGGATTTTTCTGGGGACAACAGTTTCAAGAAGAACAAGTCAAGGAGTACAACCAGCAGGACAAAGAGGCGTGTGATTGGGCGAGAACACAAATCGACCAAGGGCATACCATTACCTACGAGTGCAGTTGGTAAATTTCCATTTCCATCACGGGCAAAAGCCCGTGGTGTTGGTATAGTAATAATAGTTATTACCCGCTGCAGGAGCTGCGGAAGAAAAATTAATTCATCTCTTGACTATCGAATAAGATGGGACTATATAAGTATCAGGACTGGAGCGAGTGACCCGATAGGCGAGAGGCGCAAACAGTCCTACATTAGAAAGGAACAGCATGGAAATGGCAGTTAACTATAAAAGAGATTACAGGACCTGCGCACAGAAGGTGAACGAGCAGTGGCAGGAGAGGCAGGAAGATCTTAAGAACCCTGAATACGAAGCGCTTGGCTTCGACTATGTAGAACCGCATACATTCACCGACCAGGCCGAAGGTTACTGGCGTTGGCAGTTCAGCTGGGGCGGGCCCAGCGACGAGCTTCGCGCATACGTTAACGAGCATGGCGAGATCCATCGCCTGGAGTACTGGTACCTGGACTGGTTTGATGGTGCCCATGTGCTGGTGGCCCAGGATGCAATTGCCTGGTCTCAGATGCAAGAGATGGTGCAATGCTCCATTACTTAGTCTCCGCATTATTGATTTACATCGTCTTTCTGCTGCTGTTCCCGCAGCAGGTAGCTGCCGTTACACTGCTGATGGTAACCACTGTGGTAGCTCTGGTTGGGAAGCTTGATTGGACTGTTGTTCCTTTCTGACTGCATCCCCATTGCATTGTGGATTCGGGTCGGAGGTACTTAGTTAGTAAACAAGCAACGTCCCCTGCGAAGCACGAAGTTCCTGTGGAAAAAAAATAAAAATAAACTATTGATTTCTAATGAAATGGGATTATATAAGACTTATTAACTAGAAAGACGAAAGGAAAATAAAATGTCAAAAGCTGTTAATATATTAGAAGTGCTAGAGAAAGCACACCAAAGCAAAGCTAGTGTTAGCAAAAGAAATAAACAGGCAATCATAGACGCCTATGGTCGTGCCTTAACAATGCAGAAAGTTCTAGCTGACTTTATCAAAGTAAACCGACAACTAATGATAGACTTGGCGTTTGGAGAAAACGCTAACCTATTACATGGGAGGGATTACTCACTTCATGTACAACAAAAACTGGGTGCTAAAATTGACAACACCCTTGTCAAAGAAAAACTTGGCGAATTGGAATACCACAAATGCAAAGTTCCAACGGAGTATAAAACGATACAAGCTATGCCTTTATCGGAAACTACGGTGTCGAGAAACAA